ATCGTTCGTGGATTCGAACTTAGGCAGGGCAAGCGGGGCGAGTAGGCTGGGCTTTTCTTGCAGGCGACACGTGCTTATCGATATCACTGCCAGAAACGAAAAAACCCTGTAAAAACAGGGTCTTAACGTTAGGTGTCTGGAGCGGGCGAAGGGAATCGAACCCTCGTCATGAGCTTGGGAATCTATAACGGCCCAAATACCAAGGTATTACGCGAGGTATCGTAAAGGCGCTACAATCCCCGTCCTGTATGGGCTGGGGCTTCCGGCTCAGTCTCAATTTGTCCCGCCGAATTTCGTGTTAGTTCGGGACAACTGTCACCGGAAACTGTCACGCATGCTAACCGAAAAGCAGATCCGTTCGCTCAAGCCAGAAGACCGCGACTACGTCATGTCCGATGGGCGCGGTGCGCGCGGGGAAGGGGTGTTGCTGCTGAAGGTTCGCGCCAACGGCACGAAGGAGTTCTACTACCAGTGGTTCGTGGCCGGCAAGAAGAAGCAACGCAAGCTCGGCGTGTGGCCAACGATGTCACTCACCGTCGCCCGGGACAAGTGCAAGGGTGCGTCGCCGCAGAGTGAAGCGGAGGGCACGCTGCAGAACCTGCTCGATTCGTATGTGGCCAAGCTGAAAGCCGAAGGCGCTGCCTCGGCCGGCAACGTGGAATGGTCGCTCAAGCACTATGTCTCTGAGCCGTTCCCGCACCTGGTGAAGAAGCTGGCCAGCGCCATCGAGCCCGGGGATATCCGCGACATTATCTCCGCGATGATCAAGGCGAAGGTGACCACCTACTGCAACCGGGTGCGGTCGCAGCTGCACGCGGCGTTCCAGCACGGGCTCAACCAGGAATACAACCCGCGGGACTACCTCAAGTCGAAGGTGCGCTTCGGGTTGACCTATAACCCGGTGGCGAGCATCCCCGTGCAGGGCGATTGGGAGCGCCCGGGCCAGCGTGTGCTGAGCAAGGAAGAGCTGGCGGCGCTGTGGAACCTGCTGCCCGAGGAACTGAGCCTGGTCACGGCCGAGCTGATCAAGTTCCTGATTGCCAGCGGTGGGCAGCGGCCGGAGCAGGTGGTGGCGTCAGACCGCACGATGTACCGCGACGACTACTACATGATCCGCAGCAAGAAGGGCGTAGAAGGCGAGCGGGAGATTCACGTGGTGCCATTCAACGGCCTGAGTCGCGCATGCCTTGAGCGGCTGAAACCGATCTCCGGCGATGAGGCCTTTCCGTTCATGGGCCGGTACAAGAACAACTCGATCAACGTGCAGTCCGTGTCGCGGGCGGTGACGAAGCTATGCGCGCGGCACCCGGACACGTTCAAGACGCCGTTCACATTGCGCGACCTGCGGCGAACCTGCAAAACGCTGATGGGTGTGGCGGGTATCAGCAAGGAATTGCGCGATCGCATCCAGGGGCATGCGTTCAGCGACGTGTCGTCGAAACATTATGACCGGTACGACTACCTGAAAGAAAAAAGCCAGGGCCTCGAGCAGTGGGCGACCTGGCTTCTAGATGTTGCGAAAGTGAACCCTTAGCGCTTACGCGGCCGCCTTGCTCCATGCCTCTGGATCCTCCATCCAGAGCCGCAGCTCAGAAGCCCGCCATCCAACGCGCCCAGGTGATAGGCGAACCTGCTTCGGGAAGCGCCCAGCCTTTATCTCCCGCCAAAGCGTCGCGTGAGACAGGGTCGTCACCTCAAGCACTTGTTCTTCTCTGAGGTAACCCTCAATCGTGACTGCCACGGTGCTTACCCCTCCTCCTGTTGCTCGTCACTTCGAGCCTCTGCATGAAGGCGTCGCAACACCTTTTCCGAAACAACGACTTCGTGTTGCGACACTTCCATAAATCTGCCCGACCCCTCCTGTCCCGCCTCATGCAGCCGATGGATCATGGTGCTGATCGCCTCGCGCTGATCGTCGAAGCCATGCCATTCCATCAGGTCGGCCAACGCCGAGCGCGTGCCGGCCGGCAGCGGCAGGCTGACGATCTGTTCGCCCAGGGCTTCCTCCCGCTGCGCCTTCTTCGCTCGGTAGTCGCGACACTTTTGTGCGTTACTCTTGGCCATGTTGCGACACCTCGGATAGCTGCTCCAGCTGGCGCTGCTGCACATCTGGCGGTGGCGGCATGCAGCTGGTAGTGCCGGATACGGTCCGGATGGCGATCATGCCGCCGGCGCGGCATGTCTCGTATGCTTCCACCTGACCTTCAGGCGTGTAAGGCCTGTCGCAGCCGGCAAGAGCCATCAGCGCCGCGGTGAGCATGATCAGGCGAGCGATGGAGAGCGGCTTAGCCATGAGTGCCTCCTGCCATTGCAGCGTCTATGGCTTCATCAAGTGTGTCGCCTGAAGGCAGCATCCCGCTCGCATTCGTTGATCGAGTTAGCGCTCGGTATTCCACGATTCCGCATTCGTCCCGCAGCCATCGATAGCGCCTCGCTTCGACCTTGAGCGCGTCGATCTCCGCGCCGCAGGACCACCCATTCGCGACCAGGCAGTTAGGGCACACGAAGCCATCGCTCGGGCCGTCTCCGCACTCGCACCAAGCCTCGCCAGCAGGGCTATCCTTCGGCTTGCGTCGATTTCGCTCAGCATTGATCGCCGCGACAACCGTCCAAGCGCCACGGAACCGCCTTTGCCGATCTTCTTCGCTCAGCTCCTCAAACGGCGTTTCGTTCTGCGTTGTGTTCGCGTGCAAGGCTTTGGCTGCAGCGCGCACGTCATTGGCGAACAGGTGGCCCTCTGCGCTTTTGGCGCGCTGCTTCCAATAGTTGGCTCGCTCTCGCTCGGTTTCGAGTTCATCCAGCAAGGTGACGACTGCGATGGGGTTGGCTGCCGCTATGAACTCTGCATCCTCAGCGGTGATGCTGACCATGTGATGGACTGGCCTGCAGTCATCGCCAAGTGCTACCGATCCGCTTACAACCGGGTACGGTCCCTTGAGCTGCGGATGATTCTTTGCAGTGAAGATGCGTCGTTCTAGGTGTGGCGCGCCCATGCGACAAGGAAGTTCGCCAGCAACTACCTGCCATTTGCCTTGCGTAGCCGCCTCTGCCAGACGGCGAATTTCTTGCCATCTTCCGCTCACTCCGCACCTCCAGCGCGATCCACTACCCGGCTTGATCCATCCGGGTTGTGCACCGTCAAAGCCGGCGCATTGCGAACCATGCAACCGTCCGCCTGCATTGTGTAGGTCGGCACGCCATAGAGCGGGCCACCTGGCGCGAACGGATCCGGCAGCTTCTCGCGGTTCTCGGCCATCCACTTGATCATGTAGCTCATCACCGCCTCTGATAGAGGCCCCATCCTCTCCCAGAATCCGCACTTGTCGGCAAGCGGCCGGTAGACGGCGCTGTCCTCGAAGCGGTCGGTGAATAGGATTCCAAGCAGGCCGCCCTCTTCGAAGTAGCCTTGCGCCTCCTCGCGGTGAACCTGGTTGATCGCCAGCACATCAGCAACGTGCCGGAACTCCATGCGATCGGTGACGTTCAGGCGGGCGACGAACTCTCCGAATGCCCGCAGCGACTTGCGACAGCTGGATTGAAGCTCCTGTCGAAGCTCGACCAGCCGCTGGTGCTTCGCCTGGGTGAACGGAAGACCCCGGGCGAGATGCTTGATCGCGTCCACATGCTCGCGATCCAAGATTGTGCGCTCAGCAATCACCTGCCGACAGATGCGTCGGGCGACGATCAGTTGAAAGCGCACTGACTGGTTTGGCTGCTCGGCGAGGTCCAGCAAGCGACGATAGTTCGCCTTGCTTAGCAGCACGGGGGCCGTCGAATCATTCATCGACAGATCCTCCTGATTCCGCCACCACGCGCAGTCTAAGCGTGACGCCGCAGGCGCTGGCCAACTGTGCCAGCTCGCCGACGGTGGTCGTGCTGCTCTGAAGCGCCTGCCCGAAGACGATCAGGCGCTCGCCCAGTTCGGCCAGATCGTCACGAACAGCCAATCGAGTCTCACCTGTTGTGAGGAACGTCATACCCGCGCCTCCAGTTCCTTGATCCGGGCGCTCAGCTGGCTGATCAGCTGATCCTTCAGGTCAACCTGAGCCTGGTCTTCCGCAAGAGTGCGCAGCAACCGCTGAACGATTTCGGAGTTCATGCTGCGGCGCGACTCTTTCGCCACCTCGGCGATGCGCTCGCGTACGCCATCAGGAAGGCGGACGACGAACTTGTCAGCGGTGCGGCTGATGAAATTCTCGGTGGTGCGACTAGACATGGCGAACACCCTCCTGAATGGCTCGATGGATCAGCCCGCCGGCAACCGCCTCACGCTCGATCACCCGTCGCGCCGTGCGCTCGATGGCCACGAGCAGTTCCCGGCCGCGATCGGATTCGTCCGTCGAAGCGGTGCCGATCAGATGATCGATCCCTACGATTGATGGGCGCGGGAGGTCGATTTTCTCCCGCAGCTCCCGCGATACTTGGAGGCAAGCGTCCGCAGAACGAAGCCGCCCTATTTTGCGGAGGGCATCCGCAGCGAACTCGAGAAGCGCAATGGAATTCGCGACCGGGCCGTTTCTGTCTGCGAGCTCAAGCGCCAAGGCGGCGAGCTCAGTCTCGGACATGGAATTCAGCTTGTTCATAGTCACCTCAAGCGAGTGCGGCGGACCGCGCGGATGGATAGCGGACTTCGAGGTAGGGCTCGAAGCCATGAGCGGACGGCCAGCAGGCCTCCATCAAAACGATGTAAAGCGGGAGCGTTACCGCGAGCCAGGCGAGCGGAAGCAGATAGGCCAGCAGGATGAGCTCGGGTCTGCCGCTTGCAATCAGCAGAGGGCCGACGTGAAGGAACAGGGCGGCTGTGCCGGCCAGGTAAGCCGCGCCGATCAACATGCAAACGATCATGATCATCAGATCAGCCCCCTCTGCTGTAGGTCGGCCAGTTCGGCCTCAGCGAACGCCGCGGCTGACTGCAGATCGGCAACAGTGAGTTCGTCGGCGCGCTTGCCCAGGGTTTGCACGTGCTTGGCAAAGGCTCGCTGTGCTGGGCCGTTGTAGCCATTGCAAAAGTCGGCGGCAGGCCGCAGCACAGCATCAAGCTGCAGGACCAGCATGTTGAGCGGGTCGTTTCGATCCCAGGTCATGTCAGGCCACCCACGCGCAGGCGTCACGGCGGGCCGTCACGCGCAGCTCGATGCGGCGCGGGCCTTCAGGGCGACGGGTAAGGGTGGTGGATTGCTGGTGCTGGCCGACCAGCAAGATGGCCAGAAAGGCAACGCAGGCGGGGGCGATGATTCCGCGGCGCATGACCTCGGCTACGATCGCCGAGCGGCGACTTACCTGAAGCTTGAAGAAAACTCGCTCTACTGTCTTTTTGATCGTTGACGGGCTGACGCCAGCAACCTGAGCAATCTCCTTGTTGGTCCTGCCCTCACAGATGCAGAGCGCAGCGAGCAGCTCTTGGCGAGCCAGGACCCCGACCTCACCCTTGAGTGAACCAAAACGTATCTCCGCTGCTGACATGACCGATTCCTTTAGCGTGCTGTTGGGATTTAGGTTAAGCACACTTAAGTTTACAGTCAACAGTTTTGCCCGGATAATTTAGCTAACTAAATTTGGTCGGGTCTGGATCGTTTTGTTTGAGGATGTTCAAGGCCTGGAATTTCGCCGGTCACGAAAGCGGCCACCGATGGAGCGCAGCTGATGACCCTTAGCGCGCTAGGTCACATCGCACCGCCTCGCCAGACGATACGGCCGATAATTTCAACGCCACGAATCCCTTCGTCGCTGATAGGCATGTCTGGATAACGAGTTTTGTTGTCGTTGTCGGATCGGATCAGCCACCCGCCAGTGATGTCGCGGATTAGCCGCTTAAAAATCACTTCCCCGTCCGGGTCAAGCAAAGCGAACATCTTTCCATTAGCCGGCTCGACTGCTGCGACGTCTAGCAGCACCACCTCGCCATCAGTCAGTGTCGGCCAGTTGCTGTCGCCATGGTTGTAGGCGACGCGGAGGTTGTCCGGCTTCAGGCCCATTCGGCACAGCCAGTCGCGCTTGAAGGCCAGGCCGCCCTTGATCTCCACATGATCGTTCAGGTACCCGTTCCCGGATGAGCCCTTGGCGGTGTACTGCGGGATCAGAGCGTAATCGTCTTCGCTCGGTGAGCGCTGTTCTTCACTGCTTCCTGCTGCTGGCTCATCAGTTCGCTCTGGACCGTCTCCGAGTGCCAGCCAGCGAGCACTGAAACCCGTCGCCTTGGCTAGGGCAAATATGCTCTCAGGTCGAAGGCTTTTGCTTTCGCCGGTGAGCCATTGGGTAACCGCAGACGGCGATACACCGCACTCTTCCGCGATCTGCTTTTTTTTCTTGCCGCTAAGGGTAATAGCCCTGGCAATGCGTTCGTACGATTCCATGCCGAAACCTTAAGGGAACTGAAGTTAAGTTTGCAGTGCGTTTCAGTACGCTGTTGCGATTCTTTCTTTAGCGTGCTTAAATTTTGAGTATTGCTAGGAGGACCGCATGAACATCGATTCGGCCGTTGCGCATTTTGGGAGTAAGCAGGAGCTCGCGAAGGCTATTGGCGTAAGTCCGTCTGCTGTCTCTCAATGGGGGAAATCCATCCCATCATTACGGCAGTTCCAAATCCAGGCGCTTACCAACGGCGAGCTGAAAGCTATGACGCAGCTGGCTTCGACCTTGGATGAATCTTCCTCTACTCCAAGCGGTTGCGCATGTGGGCCTGATGGCTCTGTGAATCCATCCAGTATCCGTCAAAGTCGAGCACTGTACGAATGAACAGCTGTTTTAGACCACTTATGGAGACGTTGCGCTTGGCTGACACTTAGCGCGCCAGTCCCGCAGCTGACGCTGCATCGCATTCTGACTTTCTGCAACCCAGAAAGCAGAAAGCCCGGCTGGAACCGGGCTTCTTAGTCCACTTGTTGACGCAAGTGGTTATGTACTTCATCGCTTGAAAGGAGCGAGGACATGTCACAACCGAAAAATAGCACTGCTGCCGATAAGGCGCAACTACTCACAACTCATGTTGGCTTCTGCAACGAGCGCAATGGGGAGCTTTTCAGCGTTAGAGCCGGAATTCCAGCCATTGATGCCCTGAATCTGGCCGTTGACCTGGCTAACGGTCTTCAACTCCTCCATCGCCGCCTCGGGGCCGCAATCAATGACGACCAAGAGGCAGTATATGCATGCGAAATGCGGGGGTTGGAGTTTCTCAGCGACGCGCTGGGGTCGTTGATCTTCAGCGCAAGTCTTGCAATGAAAGACCAGGAGGGCGCGCAATGAGCCTTCTGACCTCGACCAGTAAGTTCTCGATCGCTTCCTCTTCCAACGGAATGAGCCGGTTCCTCTTCCAGACAACCACAGAGGCACCACTTCCCGAAGCGCTGGAGGCGGCCGCGTGTCTTCTTAACAGCGCCTGCCATGCGCTCAAGGAGATGATCGCCGACGGGCCTGGCGACCAGGCGATCGCGTCTCACCTGCATCTCGTGCTGCACGCGGTACAAGCAGCTGAAGCCATCGCCTGGGCTGCCTGCGAATCGGATGCAGTGCATGGAGTTGAATCATGAGCACTTTTAATCCGCGCGCCGCGCTTGAGGCTCAGATCGAGGCTGCGGATGCAGACTCTTTTAATCCGCTAATTGCCCTTGGCATAGAGCTGGCTCCCGTCGCTGGTGCCAGTGTGGAGGCATGCCTGGATAGCTGCAGCAATCTGCTCGAGGGTGCTCAGCACCTGGCCCGGCTGATTACTGACGGCGACCAAGAGGATGCCGAGCAAACGGCCTACTGCCTCAGCTTCTTGGTTGACACGGCCAACACTCGGCTGAACAAGGGGGTGAGCCATGGCTAATCGCACCCAAGAACACGAAGACCTCCGACAGACAGCTTGGGGAGTCGGCAACAAGGTGTGGCAGGCCGGCGCGGCGATACGCGCCATCGCCTGCATTGTTGATGAGTATGAGACCGAGGTGGGCGCTGAGAATGTCCGCGACCTTCTCCAAGGCGTTCAGCTGCTCGGCGACTACCTCAAGGAGTTAGCTCACCAGCTAACTGGCCCCGCATACCCGGAGCCGGCGTCTGCCGAGGAGGCCTCCCAATGAACCTGACCGCTAACTTCAATGCCTTGTCCATGACCAGTCGCGAAATTGCGGAGCTGGTCGGTTCGCGTCACGACAAGGTCAAGCAGTCCATTGAGCGGCTTTCTATCGCGAAGCGAGGAGCCGATCAGGCCCCGATTGATCTTCCCCCAATGGGGGAATACCTCGACAGCCTTGGTCGGCCGGCGGCCGAGTACGTGTTTTCGGGCGAGAAGGGAAAGCGCGACAGCATCATCGTCGTTGCACAGATCTGTCCTGAGTTCACAGCCGCTCTGGTTGATCGATGGCAGGAACTGGAAGCACAAATAGCCCAGCCCGTTACTCTTCCGTCCTACGCCGAAACCCTTCGACTGTACGCGGACCAGATAGAGGAAACGCAGCGCGTGACGGCGGAGCGTGACAACGCCATCGCCACCAAGGCGATGATCGGCAGCAAGCGCGAAGCAACTGCTATGGCAACCGCATCGGCTGCAGCTCGGGAGGCGCGGCGGCTGAAAGAGGAGCTTGGACGCGGCTGCCTGCAGGCCACCGTCACGGCCGTGGAAATCGCTGCCGGCCGCAAGCTCCCAAAGAACGCCTACGTCGCGCTACGCAGCTGGTGTAAGGCCCACGGCGTTCGTCCCGCAATCGTCCCTGATTCCCGCTTTGGCAAGGTGAAAGCCTGGCCTGCCGGCGCGTGGCTGGACGTCTACCAAATTGATCTGACGGTTCTGTTCGGGGCCGATGGAGAACAAGCATGAGCAACGTCACTCCATTGAGGCCAGCGCCAACGGTGATCGTCATGGACGAGGCCTATTTCGAACAGTACAGCGACGATCAGCTGCTTTTCAAAGCCGCTTCCGCCTGCGACCTCGCTACCGATGTGCTGTTCGATGAGAGCACTGGAGAAGACGAGGCGAGCGATGCCCGTTTCGAAGTTCATGCCGCCTTCATGTGCCTGAAGGTACTGCTCAAGCGACGCTTCGGGCAGACCTACGAACAGGTCAAAGGCGCGGTCGATGACGCCTTCGTGAAGAGGGTATTTGGCGAGAAGCCGGCGGAGGTGTCGCCATGAGACGAGAAACATACCAAGAGGCGCGCGCTCGGGACATCCATGAGGCCATAGCTCTTGAGGATGCCGCCTACGCCAGTTTCCGCAATTACCTGGCCGAGAATCGAGAGCTGCTGTCCGTGATCGCTCACCATGGCGATGGCCGTGGTGGTGCGCTGATCGCGATATTGAAGGAAAGCCTTTTTCCGGATCGAGAGCCCTGCGGCGCCTCGCCGAGAGGGAGTAGAAAATGACATCGGTCAAAATCCAAAGAAAATTCCAGGGCGTTTGGATACCTGCAGAGTTATGGCTGGCTCGTGATCTCTCGATCACCGAAAAAGTGATGCTGGTCGAGATTGGCAGCCTTGCTGATGACGCTCGGGGATGCTTTGCGTCGAACGCTCACTTCGCGGAATTCTTCGGGCTTTCCATATCTCGCGTATCGGAAATCATCAACGGACTTGCCGAAAAAAAGGTCGTTTCCATAGAGCAAATCCGCCAAGGAAAGCAGGTGGTGGAACGGCGAATTCGACTTCTCAACCCATTCGGAAAACCGAAGACCCCTTCGGAAAACGCCGCGAACCCCTTCGGAAAAGGCGAAGAACCCCCTTCGGAAAAGGCGAAGGGGAGTAATACAAAGAGCAGTAATACATTGAGGGTAAGCAAAGGCGCTTCCGCGCAAGGTGATGGTAGAGAGCCGAAGTTCGACCCGATGACATCCAAGCCTCTGAACGTCAGCGAAGAGGCCTGGGAAGGCTTCGTGATGATGCGCAAGAGCAAGAGCAAACCACTGACGGCGAGAGCTTGCCAGCTGATCGCCAAGAAGCTTGAAGGGCGCGCGGATGCGGACAGCATCGTTGACCGCTCTACGGCCAACTCTTGGACTGACGTCTACCCCGAGTCTGCTGGTGGTGCAAAACCCAGCAGGCCTTCCGCCTACGTTGGCCTGCCGACCCACACGCCCGAGATGTATCAGGACCAGGAGGCCGGCAATGGCGCGCAGTTCTAATTTCGCCCGTCAGCCTGAGGTGATCGCCGCCGATGCGCTGCACACCACCTGCAACGTCCCGGGGCACGGTGGGTACGTGGCAGCCATGGTGGAGCAGTACGACGGCACCCAGCAGCAGCGTGGGTGCCCTCGGTGCCGGTGGGAAGCGCTGAACCTGGCGCCGGCCGACAGTGATGATCGCCGCCAGGCGGTGGCTGCGGTTCGCGCTGAGAAGATCAACGCGCTGCTGGTGGGGTCAGGGATAAGCCCGCGCTTCAAGGGCTGCACGTTGGCCAACTACCAGGCCGACGGTCAGGCCATGGAGAAGGCGCTGACGACCTGCAGGTCCTACGTGGATTGCTTCGAGCATCACTATCAGGCTGGCCGCTGCCTGCTGATGCTCGGCAACGTAGGGACCGGCAAGACTCACCTGGCCAGCGCCATGGTTCAGGCGGTAATTCGCGAATACGCCGCCTCAGCGTTGATCACCACCGCGGGCGAGGTTATCCGCGTGGCGAAGGGGGCCATGGATCGCAAGGCCGGATATAGCGAGCGGGACGTGCTCGAGGAGTTGGCCAGCTTCGACCTGCTGGTGCTGGACGAGGTAGGTGCTCAGGCGGGAACCGAGTACGAGCGCGGCCTGTTGCATGAGGTGATCGATCACCGCTACAGGCTGATGCTGCCGACCGTGGTGGTGTCGAACATGGCGGCGCAGGACCTGGCCGCCTACATCGGCGAGCGTGCGCTGGATCGGTTGCGCCAGGGCGGCGGGCTCATGGCCGGCTTCACCTGGGCATCGCTGCGGAGGTCCGTATGAGCCGTGACCTGTACAGCGCCGAAGCGGAGTACGGCGTGATCGGCGCGATGATGCTCAATGCGCAGTTAATCGACGACGCGACGGCGCGCCTGGACGTGTCGGATTTCTACGATCCGGTGTGTCAGGAGCTGTTCAACCTGATCAAGGCCTGCCACTCGCAGGGCATTCCGGTTGACATCGTCACGCTGGCCGAACAGCAACCCGTGCTCGCCAGTGGAGAGCGCACGCTCTACGCGGCCGGGGTTATCGCCAGCAACGTGCCCAGCACGGCCAACTGGGAGGCCTACGCCAGGGTCGTCAAGCAGCGATCGGTGCTGCGTAAGGTCCTGGCTGCCGCCGAGCAGGTGGAGCAGCACGTCATGGAAGGGCGCCCGCTGGAAGAGGTCATCAGCTTCGCTCAGCAGGCCTGGGTGGATCTGGAGGCGGAAGGCACAGCGGGCCAGAAGGAATATCGCTTCATCGGCGAGATCCTGCCCGAGGCAATCGACGGAATCGATGCGCGATTCAACCGCAAGGTGGTGCTGGGATATCAGACCGGCCTGGTGGAACTGGACAAGATCATCCCCGGCCTGTGCCCCGGCCACATGGTGGTGGTCGCCGGCCTGCCGGGCCTGGGTAAGACGACGCTAGGGCTTGGCTTTGCCGAGCGCATCGCCGTTCACCATGGGCGGCCTGCAATGGTCTTCAGTCTGGAAATGACCGACGTTGAGCTGGCGAACCGATCAATTGCTTCCACTGGCACCGTCCCTCTCAAGCGGATCAACGAGGGGCATTCGCTGGAAGAGAGCGACTGGCCTTCGATCACAGGCGCCGTGAGCCTTTTGCAGGACGCGCCTCTGATCATCTGCGACTCCGCCAAGCTGACGATGGCGGGCATTCGTCGGGCGGCGCGCAGCGTGAAGCGGGAGCATGGCCTGGACGTCGTGGTGATCGACTACATCGGCCTGATCGACGCCGAGAAGAAGACCGGTAACCGGTATCAGGACATCACCGAGATCAGCAAGGCGATCAAGAAGCTCGCCAAGGAGCTGCAGGTGCCCGTGGTGGTGCTGGCGCAACTTAATCGTGGCTCGACCAGCAGGCCGGGCAAGAAGCCCACCAAGAGCGACCTACGCGACTCGGGGCAGATCGAGGCAGACGCTGACATCGTGATCCTGGTGCACCGCGACATGGACTCGGATGAAGGACAGAACGGGATCACCGAGCTGATCGTCGACAAGAACCGGCATGGCCCGGTCGGTAGCTGCTTTGTTCAGCACCAGGGCGCTTATCACCGCTTCGTCAATCTGGCGGGGCCGCGAGAGGTTTCCCAAGAGGAGGTCGAGATGGGGCGTTCGTTTGCCAGCAAGTGGAAGGGGAGGAGGACGGCATGACCTGGCTTAGAAAACTATGGCGGCGCGCTGGCCGAAGCGAGGACGGAAACTTCCAATATTGCCTCCCGGGGGAAATGCCGTTGTTCAGTTGCGAAGAGCCGCAGCCTGGAACGCAGGCTGTGCAGATCGCAAATTCGCTGCGAAACGACCCTGAGGATTGGGCGTGGCGAATCAAGGGCTACGAACTGGAGCACGTTCCGAGCGGGTTCGTCCTGTGGGTTGGCAACGAGGACTACGGGCTGGCCGAGGTGGCGTCCGGGACCGGCTGGAAGGAGAAGTTCAGCAAGAGCGAGCAGTCGGTTATTTGGCCGGCAGTGCAGACATGGCTGGCGCAGTTCAAGACGGCCTTCTCGCTTAGGCCAGTCAAGCCGCGCGTTTGGATGGCCGCGTCGCACTGGTACTGCCGAAGCGAACAGCATCCGTGGACCGGCGTAGGCCTGTCACCCGAAGCGGCCTATCGGTCGTGGGTTCGAGCGGTGTCCGTCCGGGCCCGCAAGGAAACACACCCCAATGACTATTTGCACGTATGGAGTGCCGCAGTATGAGCAACGTACAGACCATGGCTCCTCGCAAGAGCATGACGCCGCTGGAGCGGCAATTCCTGAAGGTGGCCGGCGAGGAGCTGGCCAAGGTGACCATAGGCGGCCCACTGGCCCTGGCGGCGCTGATCGACATCGTCGCCAGCTGGCACGCCGCTCGGACAGCCGTCGGCTTTCACGACTACGGAAAGGCCTGGCTGAGGGAGGGCAACGCGAAGAACAAGACGGCCGAGCGCCTGCTGTTCGATCTGTTTGGGCTGAATGGGGGAAGCGCAGCATGAAGAAACGTACCTATGCGGACAAGCCGTTGGGCGATACCGAGTGGCTGCTTGAGCAGTGGGGCTGGTGGCGCATGGATGGGATGGGTGTGCCGCGTTGCATCTCACCGATGCATGCCCTGATGCGCGACAACGTGGCCAGCCATACGGATGCGCGCGCCTACTGCATCACAGATGAACGTGCATTGCTGGTGGATAGCGCGGTATCCAGGCTGACCAGCCGAGACCAGCAGATGGGAGACTTCATCTGGCTGTACTTCGGGGCGAAGTGGCCGGCGCTGAGGATTGGACGAAGAAATGGCATCGGCGAGGCCAAGGCGAGGGAGTTGATCAAGGCCGGGGTGGCGTGGATTGATTCGGCGCTCTGCCCGTTGGAGAAAGTCGCATAAAAAGCTTTCCTCGCGGATAAACACCTGTTTTCATAGCACCGTGTGTTGCTGTGAACGCAGCGCGACACAGACAGAAACCCGGCCTCAAGTGCCGGGTTTTTGCGTTCTGCGCATTGACGCGTTTACGCGGCGCGAATATATAGATTGGCCCACCGCTGGAACCGCAGGAAAGCTATATGGCCGATGAAGAACTGCATGAACCTGAGCGCGATCATCTCATCGATAACGATGCAGATGATCTGGATGATGAGGACCTCGACGACGAGGAAGGTCCGGACGAGTTCGATGATGACGACGATTACGACCAAGCAGTCAAAGAGGGCTGGGAAGGGAATATCGAGCGATGGAACGATCTCTGACCTGAATAATTGATGATGCCGAAACCCCGCCGAGTGCGGGGTTTTTCGTTTCTGGCTCTCACTGCCGATCCGTACGGAAGCGGCTTTTAAGCCAACCCGGCACGCTGTAGAGCCACCCTTTGGAGTTTCCCATGGCAGAACCGACCTCAGCCGGCGTGCTTGCTGCCGGTATGGCGGGCGCAGGCATTGCCGGCCTGCTTGCTGGGGTAGATAGCGCTGCGGCTGTCGGGTCGTTATGCGGGTCGGTGATCTACTTCATCAGCGCGAAGGAGCTGCCTCTGCCGGAGCGTCTGACCTACTTCTTGATCTCGTTCGTGATGGGCTATCTCCTGGCCCCGGCGATCACCGGCATCGAGATGTGGGGCATCAAGCCCTTTACGCTGCCAGCCCCAGCTGCATTCGGCGCATCTCTGATGGTGGTCACGGTATCCCTGGCAGCACTCAAGAGGCGGCGCCAATCGGCATCGCCGAACGGTGGTATCGATGGATAAGTCTCTGACCTACGCAACGCTGGCCTTGAGCCTGGTGATGTTCGTGCGGATGTTCACCTACCGCCGCGGAGACGCAACCTTCCGACGCGACGTCTCGATCATGGCCGCGCTGATCATGGCTTGCTGTGGTGCGACGGTGATCTACATCCTCGCTGGTGAGCTGGTGGTGCCGGTGAAGGCCTGGCCGATGGTCCTGCTGCTGGCCGTGCTGACTGCCTCACTCATGCGCTGCGGCGGCAATCTATCCAAGGTCCTGCGCCACCCTTACGGCTGGGACGGGAGAGAGCGGAGGCGCGGATGAAGCAGGTCACATGGGCTGGTGTGTTTCTATCCTGCGCCATGACGCTGACAGCCATCGGTTGGGCTGTGGCCGTGGCGCTTTGGGGAGCAGGGCAATGACCGCGCTGAAGGCACTGACCAGCTCAGCTCCGTACATAGAGCGCAATCGTTTCCGCAGGGATCGCAATCGAACAAGAGGCAAGTGATGACCACCATCCCAGATACAACACATCCCTGCTAGCGCAGGAGATCGCCAGCAAGGCTGATGTAATCCTGCGCGAGTGGGAAGGCAACCTGGCGCGGCTTGAGGAAGAGCAGGCTCAGGTTGTAGCCCGGTACCGGCAGACCCCCGAAGGGCTGCTGGTCCTGCAGGTCAATCGAGCGGGATCGCCAGAATCCAACTGGCGTGATGCAAAATCAGACGACCTGTTCATGAATGGAAGCGTGCTTGGCCCTGCTCCGTACTCCTACGTGGCTGGCCATTCCTTGGATATAGAGTGCTCACCACATCGCAACCGAGACAAGGCATGCGGAGGTAGAGCTAGCAGCCCAGTCGGGCGATTGGCGGCCGGAACAATCGAAGGTATAGCGATGATGCTCGCCACGTCCATTTGGAGCGGCAAGGAGAAGCGCGATGCACGGATACAGTAAAGGCATGGTGATGAACGCGGATCGTGATAACCAGCGATCCCCATGCCGGTGGACGACTCACCTTCCGGAGGCGAATAGATGAACAAGAACCTGCTGGCGATCAAAACAAGCAGCGCTCTGACAGTCTCCCAAAGAGAGACGCTAGGCCGAGCGCTTGAAACAGTCGCGGAGACGCTTGGCGTGCAATGGGTGGTGCTGGAGAACGACCTCGATGTCGAGCTCCACCGGGACAACAGCCCACTCCTAACCCAGATACTGGAAGAGCAGCGCAAGACAAATCAGCTGCTTAAGGATCTAGTCGCCGCGTCTAGCTACGTGGCGTAGCAAATGGCACGACTCAAGACATTGGGCAGCCGTGTGGCCGCGCAGGGCGATCGGCTCAAGGCAGTTTCTTCCGACTCTTGGCGAGCCACCAAGCATACAGCAGCCCAGCGCGGCTATGGGTACAAGTGGCAGCAGGCTAGGGCAGGTCACCTCAAGTCTCACCCCTGGTGCGTGATGTGCCTGGATGAGATGGGCCTGGATCGTGACCTTACGATGGATGATGCCGAGCTTGTGTGCGGTAGAGCCATTGAGCTTGTCCGCGCTCCGCCATTCGCCAACGTGGTCGACCATAGGGTCCCGCATCGAGGCGACATGACCGTGTTCTGGGACCGATCACTGTGGGACTCTCTGTGCACCCACCATCACTCATCCGAGAAGCAGCGGATCGATGCGGCGCTGCGGAGCGGCTGAGCCTGGGCCTGGGGGGGGCAAAATATGGGGATCGGCCGATAGCTAGACCACCTTGGCCCCCATTCGTAGATTTTTTCCCGCTTAACGAGGGCAGTTAACCATGGCGTTAACCGATCAGAAGCGCCGGTACGCCGAAGCGCGGCTGGCCGGCATGGGCAAAAAAGAGTCGGCCATTGCGGCAGGCTGCCCCGAGAAAACCGCTGCACAGGCCGCGTCTCGCTACGAGAAAGACCCGGACGTTCTTGCTGCGATGTCTCGCACGGTAGTGGTGGAGGAACGCAAGAAGACGCCTCCGCCCGAGCTCGACCCAGACATCCACATTCCCGCCCAGGCAGATGACCCGCTTGAGTTCATGAAGCAGTTCATGAATGACCTGAACGCAGACCCGAAGCTTCGTCTTGACGCTGCGAAGGCCCTGGCGAGCTTCACGATCAGCAAGCCGGGCGAGAAAGGCAAGAAGGAAAAAGTACAGGAGGCTGCCGAGCAGGTGGCTTCTGGTCGTTTTGGCCTGCGTAAACCGGGGCAACTCAGAGCGGTGAAGTAATGGAATGGACGACTGCCTGCCCTGACTGGGAGGAGCGCATCGTTGACCGGCAGTCGTTGATGCCCCTCACCCCGCTATTCCAAGACCAGGCAGATGACGCGCTCGACGTGTTCTGCAACTTGCGGATGGTGGACGCGCTTGGCAGCCCCCTGATGGGGGATACCTGCCAGCCATGGGTGCTTGACCTCGTCGCAGTGCTCTTCGGCTCCTACGACGCCGAAACTAAGCGCCGCCTTATCACCAACTACTTCCTGATGGTGAGCAAGAAGAACGGCAAAAGCACAATCGCTGCCGGAATCATGCTCACTGCGCTGATCCTGAATACCAGGCCGTCAGGCGAGTTCATCATCCTGGCGCCGACCAAGGAAGCGGCAGACAACGCCTACAAGCCGATCCGCGACATGATCAAGGCGGACCCAGAGCTTGAGGCGCGCTTTCACGAGCAGGAACACATCCGGACGATCACCGACCGGCTGAACCAGGCAACGCTGAAAGTCGTAGCGGCAGACAGCGCGACGGTGACCGGCAAGAAGGCCATTGGGGTATTCATCGACGAGCTTCACGAGTTCGGCAAGCAGGCCAAGTCGGCAAACATGCTGACTGAGGCCACAGGCGGCCTGGCGTCTCGCCCAGAGGGTTTCGTCTTCTACTGCACCACTCAGTCCGCTTCGCCGCCGGCTGGGGTGTTCAAGGCCAAATTGGACTATGCCCGAGGCGTCCGGGACGGCCGGATCAAGGACAAGCGGTTTCTTCCAATCATCTACGAATTCCCGGCGTGGATGATCAAGCAGGAGCTTCACAGGGAGCTCGCTAACGCCTACATCACGAATCCCAACTGGGGCGTATCGGTCGATCAGCAGGTCATCGAGCAGAAGTATCAAGAGGCGCAGGAAACGGGCGAAGAGGCCGTTCGCGACTTCTTGGCCAAGCACATGAATGTTGAGATCGGCCTGGCGTTGTTATCCAACCGCTGGGCTGGTGCTGAGTATTGGGAACAGCAGGCAATCGAGACCGGGCTGACCTTTCAGGAGCTGCTAGATCGGTCCGAGGTGGTTGATATCGGTATCGACGGCGGCGGGCTTGATGACCTGCTGGGGTTTGCTGCGGTGGGACGGGATAAGGAAACGCGCCAGTGGCTTCTCTGGACACACGCTTGGGCCCACCCCTCCGTCCTGGAACGCCGCAAGAGTGAAGCGGCCCGGTTCCATGACTTTGCGAAGCAGGGCGATCTGACGCTTGTTGAGGTGATCGGTGATGACGTTGACCAGGTCGTGGAGCTGGTTTCGCACGCTGAAGCGGCCGGCCTGCTTGACAAGGTCGGCGTCGACCCCTCGGGCATCGGCGCCATTCTCGACGCATTGGCTGAAGCAGGCATCCCTGAAGAAAAGATCATTGGCATCAGCCAAGGCTGGAAGCTGAACGGCGCGATAAAGACCACCGAGCGAAAGCTTGCAGAGGGCGAACTGATCCATGGCGGTCAGCCGTTGATGGCTTGGTGTTGCGGTAACGCCCGCGTGGTGCCGGCCGGTAACGCGGTCCTTATCACCAAGCAAGCCTCGGGGTTCGCCAAGATCGACCCGCTCATGGCCACGTTCAACGCTGTCTCGCTGATGTCCCTCAACCCTGCGGCGCAGGGCGGGATGGATCAATACCTTTCCACCGGCTTCTTTGGGCTCATAGGCTGAATATGGCATTTCGTTGGTACAACCCCCGCACCTGGCGGATGTTCGGCTATACCGACCCGGCCACCGGTGACTATGTCGAGGTGGACCTGGAGGTTGGCGGAAAGCGCACCAAGGCAGGCGTTCGTGTCACGACGAATACTGCGCTGTCGATCAGCATGGTCTGGTCTTGCGTCAAGATCCTCTCCGAGTCCCTGAGCGGTCTCCCGCTGAAGTTGTACGAGGACAGCGATGGGGACCGAAAGCTGGTCAGTCGCACCGACCGCGCGCAGAAGTTGCTACGCAAGCCCAATCCGTACATGACGATGCTCAACTTTCTGAAGTTCGTAGTCGTGAACATGGCGCTGCGGGGTAACGCCTTCGCGCTGATCGAGCGCAACCGCAACGGTGATCCAATCGGCCTGGTTCCGCTGGCGTCCGACTCGGTGACAATCGATACAGAGGGGGACCTGATTTACTGGGTTCAGCCCTCAGACGGCGAGCGCTTCCCGGTTTCGCCGGAGAGCATGCTGCATTTCAAGATATTCAGCCTGGACGGCATCGCCGGGCTTTCGCCTATTGAATACCAGGCCGAAACCATGGGGCTGGCCATGGCCGGGCAGCAGTGGTCATCGCGCTTTATGCGCAAGGGCGGCTTTACCGGTGGCTACGTCATCTATGAGCAGTTCCTGACCGAGGCCCAGCAGAAGCAAGTGCTGGCCAAGTTTCCTGATGTACGTCAGGGCGATACCGACGACATAGGCAAGATGGCCATCCTGCAAGGCAACCCCAAGATCGTGCCCGCCGGCCTGAGCCAAAAGGATGCTCAGTTCATTGAGTCCCAGCAATTCCAGGAAGAGGCACTGGCCGGCATCTATGGCGTGCCGCTCTGGCTGGCCAACCGTGCCGGCAAGACATCGATCATGGGCTCGAACCTGGAACAACAACTCATCGGCTACACCACCTTCGGCCTGAAGCCCTACGTCGATGCGGTTGAAGACGAGCTCAACGACAAGCTGTTTCGTGGCACGCCTCGCTTCGTCGAGTTCGTCGTCGAGGGCTTGCAGCGTGCCGATAGCGCAGGGCGCGCCACGCTCTTCGCCGCCGCCCTTGGCGGCTCCGGCGGCTCGGGCTGGATGACTATCAACGAAGTCCGCCGCAAAGAAAACCTTCCGCCACTCGATGGCCCTGAATACGACCGGGTCACCCGGTGGGAGATACAGACCAATGCTCAGCAAACTTGATTGCCCATTCGAGGTGAAGGCCGCCGACGAGGCAGGCAATTTCGAAGGCTACGCCGCGGTGTTCGACAACGTCGACCTGGGCGACGACGTGATCCTCAAGGGCGCCTTCACTCGGGTGAAGACCGCGCGCAACGGCCGGCTCAAGCTGGCCCTGTACCACGACCTGACGCGGCTGGTGGGCACCTCGGAGTTTACGCAGGACGAGCATGGCCTCTATCTCAAGGGGCGTGTGAACCTCGCCGTCAGCTATGCCCGAGACGCCTACGAGCTGATGAAGGACGGTTCGCTCGACAGCATGTCCATCGGCTTCAACACGCTGGAGGCCGACTACCAGCAGCGCGCTGGTCGCAACGTGCGCGTCATCAAGTCCGCTGAGCTGTGGGAGGCCTCGTTTGTGCCGTTCGGCATGAACCCCGAAGCCGAAGTGCTCAGCGTCAAATCTGACATCCGTCTTTTCGAGAACGCCTTGCGTGAACGCATGGGGCTCTCGCAGAAGGAAGCGGCAGCAGTCGCTTCGCTCGGCTACCCCGCGCTCCGCCGTGACGGCGGCAGCGAGGCCACGGCGATCGTGGAAGAGCTGAAAGAAATTTCCACCCTATTCGCAAATTCGTTTGGAGTATCGCCATGAGCGAAGTGAAAGAACTGAAGGATTCCCTCGAGCTGCAACTCAAGCAGGGCTTCGAGGGCCTGCAGAAAAAGTACGACGCTGCCATCGCAGAGGTCGAGAATGGCAACGCGGTCACCGGTGACCTGAAGAAGCAAATCGACACCCAGAAGGGCGAGCTGCAGAAGGTCATCGATCAGGTTCAGGACCTGGAGCAGAAGGGCGTCAAGCTGCGCGGCCAGCCGGGCGAAGGCAAGTCCTTCATCGACATGGTCAAGGGCGACGAGAGCTACAAGGATCGCCAGAAGACCGGCCTAGCGCAGATCGAGGTGACCAAGTCCGATCTGGCTTCCATGAAGGAAACCAAGGTCACCAGCGCCGGCATCGTCGTGCCGAACTACGACCCGACCATCCAGCCCGGCATCCGCCAGGAACTGCGCATCCGCGACCTGCTGACCAGCATCCCGGTGAGCGGCCAGAGCTACAGCTACTTCCGGGAGCTGCTGCACACCCGCGGCGCCGCGCCGGTGGCCGAGGGCGCGCTCAAGCCCACCAGCAACGTGACCTTCGAGACGGTTACCGACCGCATCAAGAAGATCGCCGTGTGGATGCCGGTGACCGACGAAGCGCTGGATGACGTGCCGCAGCTGTTCGGCTACATCCAGGAACTGCTGCGCTACGACCTCAAGCTGGAAGAGGAGGCGCAGATCCTCAAGGGCGACGGCACTGGCGAGAACCTGAACGGCCTGATGACCCAGGCCACCACCTACGATGCGGCGCTGACCAAGGCCGGCGATACCGCCATCGACATCATGCGCCGCGCTATCTACCAGGTGCGCAAACAGTCGAAGTTGTCGGCTGACGGCCTGGTGATGACCGAGCTCGACTGGATGAACATTGAGCTGCAGAAGGACGGTGAGAACCGCTACCTATTCGCCAACCTGCAGGGCCTGGTTACCCCGGTTCTCTGGGGGCGCCCGGTCATCACCTCAGACAGCATGGACGAGGGCGACGGCGACACCGGCGGCGAGTTCCTGGTCGCCAACTTCGCCCGTGCCGCGATCCTGTTCGACCGCATGTCGTTCCTGTTCAAGATGGGCCTGATCAATGATCAGTTCATCAAGAACGAGCGCGCCCTGCTGGTGGAAGAGCGTCTGGGCCTTGGCGTCCGCCGCCGCGAAGCACTGGTCAAGGGTCAGTTCCCGACCGCATAAATCAACTCGCAACGCAGAGGGCCGGCCAAGCGCCGGCCGTCTTGCGTCTGGAGGCAACATGAAACTCAAAGCGAAATGGGGCTTCATCGGCGACGCGATAAAGCTTGGCACCGACTCCACCCAGGTGAAGGCGGGCCAAGTGCTCGAAGATGTCGACGACGAGTACGCCCACGTCCTGATCGGCAAGGGGCTGGTTGAGGAGTTCGACGGCAAGGCACCGGCCAAGCCGAAGGAAGCCAAGCCTGCCGCCCCGAAAGAGACCAAGTGATGGAAATCGACTGGAACGCACGGCCCGAGCTGCTTGCGAAGGTAAAGCAGCAGGCGCGCGTTGAGACCGACGAAGAAGACGAGCTGGTCAAGGACTACGTCGCGGCTGCGCTGTTCCATGTCGAGCAGCATTGCGATGTCGAGCTGGTGGATGGCGACGCGACCGAGCCGAACCAGTTGGCGATCACGCCTGATATCTGGCAGGCGGTATACCTGCTGGTGGCTCATTGGTACGCCAATCGCGAAGCGGTAGTCGTTGGCGTAAGCGCAGCCTCGATGCCTATTGGGGTCGAGCGCCTGCTCTGGTACAGGAAGCGCTTTTGATGAGAGCAGGACTGTTGCGCCACCGCTGTATCCTACAAGCAGAGCAGCGCATACCGGACGGCATGGGCGGCTATACCCAGGGCTGGGTCGACCTACCTTCATTCTGGGCGGAGATCACCATGCCGACGGGCCGCGTCTCGACAGTCGCGCAGCAGCTGACAGCTGTTGTGACCGCTGAGATCCGAGCCAGGCCGCGTGATGATATGAAGCCCGGCCAGCGGATCTTGCACCGCGGCACCGCCTACCGGATTGAAGCCGTACTCCCTGACAACGAGCGGACCATGGTTCGCATTCTTTGCTCCAGCATCCCCCATCCGTGAGGTGAAGCATGAAACTCAAAGCACTGGCAAACCTGTCCGGCAAGGTCGGGCAGGTCAAGAAGGGCGCCGAATTCACTGTCGATGCCGCTCATGGTCGCGAGCTGATCGAACGAGGCATTGCTGCTGAGGTAGCAGGCCCGGCAGCCGAGCCCAAGCCCGAAGCCAAGCGCGCCAAGAAGAGCTGACCATGGCCCGCCGTAGCTCGATAAAGGGTGACTTCAAGCTGCGGGGCGTCCTGCGCCGCATCGGCCAATTCGGCGAAAGCGATCTGCCGAAGGCCTTGGCGCAGGCAGCCGACCTGGTGCTAGCCACCCAGCAACAGCTGATCCCGCGCGACACCGGAGAAGCTGCAGCAGCACTGCGCGTGAACATCACCAAGGCCAACCAGCAGAGCGGTCTGGACGCCAAGATCGGCATCATCGGTAAGAAGGACAATCGGAAGTTCTTCTACCTGCGCTTCGTCGAGTACGGCACCAAGGGTTATGTGGGCGACAAACGTTCCGGCAACCGCAACCGGCGCAAGACCAACAAAAGCGATGGTGAGAACTTTTTCGGCTACTCGCCAGATATTCCGGCCCGCCCGGCGCACCCCTGGCTCCGCCCGAGCTACGACCTCAACAAAGACGCGATCCGCCAGATACTGAGCGATGCGATTGCATCGACGCTGGAGAAGGCGGCAAGGAGTGGCGGTAATGGCTGACCCAGCAATAGCCCTTCAGGCCGCGTTATATGCCCGTTTGAGCGCCGAATTGAGCGTCCCGGTGTTCGACGCCGTGCCTATGGATACGTCACCCCCATACGTCACGTTTGACAATGAGATCGCCGACAACAGCAGTCCACTCAGTGGCAGGCAACGGGCAACCCGCCTGTTCTACCTGAGCGTCTGGTCTGACTATGCCGGCCAGGCCGAAGTGAAGCGGATCAATGCGGAGATCTACAGCGCGCTCAACAAGCGACCGCTGGAGCTTGCTGCTGGCCGCGCCTTTGGCATCCGCGTCGAGCGCATGACCAGCAACCGAGAGCCAGACGGGATCACCTACCAGGGCAGTGTGACGCTACGAGTGATCACCCAGCAGTAACACCGACCGAAGCACAACAAGGCCCGCCATCGCGCGGGCTTCGTCGTTTCTGAGCACCCAAAAACTGCCGCACTGCGGCTTCATCCTGTCCTGAGGAGGACTCGCTATGTCTATCAATACTGGAGCCGGCACTCGGTTCTCCGTTGGCCCCATTCTGACGGCGGACCTGCCTGATGATCCGGAGGCCGCCAAAACTCTGCTGGAGGGTCTCACCTACGTCGATGTTGGCGAGGTGGAAACCATCGGCGACTACGGTGACGAAGATGCTGATGTCAGCTTCACCGCCCTTGCCGATGCGCGCGTGCGTCACCTGAAGGGCGCAAGCGATGCCGGCACCACCAGCATTACCGTCGGCCTCGACAATGGCGACGCCGGCCAGATCGCGATGGCTGTTGCCAAGCGCAGCCGTAGCCGCTTCGACTACCCGTTCAAGATCGAATACGTGGACGGCGGCGTTGACTACTTTGCCGGAAAGGTCATGTCCGACCGCAAGACCAACATCGGCAACGGTGACGTTCTGCGCCGTAACTACAACATCGGCATCAACTCGGAAATCTACGAGGTGGCCACGCCGTAAGCGGTCCACGCTGGCGCTGCCCAGGGGGCGGCGCCGAACCATCCATTCGAATTAGAGAGCACTCCATGACCAGCAAGACCGGCTACGGCACTACCGTCGTCATCCTCGGCGACAACGAATACACCTTGATTCCCAGTCTCGACGCTGTACGCAAGATCGAGGGTCGCTTCGGCGGTCTGCGTCCTGCGCTCGACGGCCTCAGCGCGCTGAGCATTGACGCCTGCGCCGCCGTCATCATTGCCGGCGCCAGCCTCAACCCAAAGGAGGCCAAGGACGTCCCTGACGCGGTGTTCGCGGCGGGGGTAGGCGAGGTGACCGCGCAGGTCGTCCCTTTCGTTGTCGCGCTGCTGAACCCGTCCCAGGCCTCGGCTGAGGAGGGATCGGGAAACGTAAAAAAGACCTCGGCAAAGAAAGCGCAGTAAAGGACGGCAGCTACGTCGACCACCTGTTCGGGTTGGCCACCGGCTGGCTTGGCTGGCCGCCTGCGGTTGCGTGGTCGACGCCCATCCCCGAGCTGCTGATGTCCTACGAGGCGAAGATCGAATTTATCCGCGCCACCAACCCCTTCGGCAGCGGGGAGAAGAAGCAGGACAAAAAGACCGTCGCCAGGGAGGTGCGCAGCGGTCTGAGGGTCGCCGCTGCATGCCGGCCGCAACAAGGAACATGACTGGAGTGCACTCTATGCGCATAGAACAGCGAAACATAGTGACCAGTTTTATTGCTGGCCGAGCTGCGGCTACTTCAACTGAGGTTTTCGTTACTCTTGCTGGACAGCGGGAAGAAAGGCTCTTTGTTGAGCTCTGGAGCCAATCGACCGGGAGAATTGGCTACGCTGAGCTCCGCCTGGTGGGCCACGAGCTTATGAGCCAGAACCGGCCTGCAGGACTGTACGAATTAGCGAAACTGCACCCGGCAGATTATCCATGCCCAGGTCAAGTAGCTTCGTTGTCAGGTGTTTTATGGCCTCGCCGGGAAGTTCTCGAACAGCTTGCAGCAGGGGGCGCTTCTCTTCCTCTGGAAGGTCTGAAGATTCCAGCTTCTGGCTGATCAGCTGACGGATCGTGTCTTCATGCAGGCGAACGGTTACGACGCCAAGGATTGCACTGAGTCCGCCATCGTCTGCAAGAAAATCCAGCCCTTTGGCTGTGATTGTTTGCTGACCAGGGCGGATATGGGAGTGAAGCCTGACGAGCTCGCCAGTGACTAAGCCATGCTCATGGAGATACATCAGGTTGGATATTCCTGCCTCGGTATCCGCGCTCAAATCTTTCAATAAGCTCGCCGCTCTTGAAGGATATATCTCAGCCAAGGCGTTGAGTATCCTCAGTTGCAGCTCTCGATCTAGTGCCATCCCTGCGCTCCTTCATCCCTAGTCGTGTGGGCTAAACGCTACTACTGGTTGGTCCGCTGTACCAGCTGGCATTCCATCCAGGCCGCGACGGCAGCGGAGCATCACTGCTTGCGTTTTGATACTCTCGACCCTTTACTGAGGGAGGGGTGGATATGAAAAAAATTGCGCTAGCGATGGCTCTAGCTTTTGTTGCAGGCGGTGCATCTGCCTCTGAGCCCAATTCGATCACTGCTAATTGGCGGCACGTTATAAAAAAGGACCCGGTCGATGACAAGATAACATGCATGGTTATGGCGGGCGCTGGAGGTGAAAGTTTCCCGCCATTGCTAATCTATATGAGCGGGATGCCGGGCGGAATGTTCGGGGTGGTAGGAGATACGTACCCAGGGCGCGAAGTGGTCTTTCGGGTTGACAAGAATCCCCCTGTTACCGGCGAGGAGAGAGTCTACGGGCCCGGATATAGCGAGCTCTTTAGTCAAATCATCGCGGGCGGACAGTTCCTGACATATAGGATCGTCGAATGGCCGTCGGGAGCTCCTGAGTATATGCGCGTGAGCCTAGACGGCGCCAAAGAGCACATTTCTGCCTGTATCGATGCTATCTAGCGACAGATAGCCAATAGCAACAGCCGCCTCCGGGCGGTTTTTTTATGCCTGAAGGAAAGTGCAATGAGCCAAGAAGTCCAGGGGATGCTGATACAGCTGGAAGCAACCACTGCCCAGTTTCGCCGTGAAATGGCTTCGGCTGACCAGGTGGTCGCTCGCACAACGCGACAGATCGACCGTCAGCTTAGCCAGGTGGACTCAGCTTTCGATCGCACGGCCCAAAAAGCACAACAGGCCGGCAACCTCATGCGCGGCGCGTTTGCCGCTATCGCTGGCGCGGGGCTAATTGGCGGCATCCTCAAGCAGGTTGATGCCGTCGGCCAGATGTCTGATCGTCTGCGCGCCGCCACCGGATCGGCTGCGGAGTACAACCTGGTTCAGGACCGCCTGCTGCAGACGGCAAAGCAAACCTACCGACCATTGGCGGAGGCCCAGGAGCTGTACATCCGCACTGCGGATGTAATCAAGTCGCTCGGCTATAACACCCAGCAGACGCTAGATATCACCGACAGCTTCAGCTATCTCCTCGTCACCAACGCTGCGAGCGCGGACAAGGCAGGCAACGCCCTTAACTCGTATTCAAAGTCTCTGCAGACCGGCAAGATCGATGCCGACAGCTGGCAATCGATCCTCGCCGCTATGCCGACCGTCGTTGATGCGGTAGCTCAAGCAACAGGCAAGAGCACCGATGAAATTCGCCGGCTTGGGGTGCAGGGCAAGCTCTCACTGGATGACCTGAATAAAGGCTTCCTGGATACCGTCAAGGCCAACGAGGAAGCCGCGGCCCGTATGCGCGCCTCGATTGGCGATGCGCTGATCAATATCAATACCGCGCTGGGTGTCTACCTGGGTCGCGCCGAAGACAGCACAGGCGCGGCTGGTGCGCTGGCCGATGCACTTGGAGTGGTTGCCAACAACATTGATGTCGTCGTTGCTGCTGGTGCTGGCCTGGCGGTCGCCGGCATCACCGGTCGCTTCTATGACATGGCCAAGGCGTCTGGCGAGGCTACCTTGGCGTTTGCCAAGGAGGCGCTGGCAGCAAAGGCAAACGCTGCGGCCAAGCTTGAGTCGGCTACCGCAAATGCCGCAGCAACAGCGGCTGCGCTGGAGGAGGCAAGAGCGCGCGCTGTAAACGCAGAAGCAACGCATGTGGAGGCTGTTGCTCATGTAGAACTGCTGAAGGTCAGACAGAACGAGATCGCATTTCAAGCCGCCCTGGCTAAGGGGTCAGCAGACGAGGCGAGAACCTCCACCGCCCTTGCTGCTATCAATCTTGAGCTGGCCGCGGCAAAGAAGGCTGTGGTCGCAGCAAGTGGCCAACAAGCAACAACCTCGAAGCTCGTTGAGTCTGCAATGGCTGCAGATGCCGCAGCGACGACTGTCGCCGCCAAAGCCAAGCAAGCCTACGCAGCATCGAGCAGCGTTGCAGCGCGTGCGGGCGCTGCAATGGTCGCTGCTGGCAAAGGCGTGCTTGCATTCTTGGGCGGGCCGGTTGGCGTTGCGATGCTAGCCGGAGGTGCTGCGGCAGCGTTCTTGCTTCTTGGCGACAACGCGGATACCGCATCGAGCAAGCTCCCGGGGCTGACCAGCAACCTAGACCAAGTCCGCGATGCGTTCCAGAAGCTTGGTCGTGCAGAGCGGGAGGTAGAGCTTGCTCGCCTCAGCAAGCAGATCGACGAGGAGAAAGAGCGCGCCCTAAAAATACGCGAAGAGTTGCGTGAGGAATTTGCCACCTCACTCTATGGCGCCTCTGGCAACCGCTTGCCAACAGCCGATGCTGAGGCCGCGCTTGGTCGTCTGGGTAAAGCCATGGCGCAATCCCAGCAAGGCGTTGCGGTTGACTGGTTTGAGATTGCGCAGTCCATGCAGGGCGTTGCGGGTATTTCTCAGGCTCTAGTCGAGAAAGTGCTCGCCATGGCTGCCGCCCAGGAAGAAAGCAGCCGGACTTCCGGCGAGCTTTCTGAGCGATTTCGCGTCCTGACGCAGCTGACTGAGGAGAACACCGCGGCGGCCGAGGGTAACGCGGCAGCGCAGAACAAACTCAGCAAAGAGGCAGAAGACTACATTGCCACCCTGAAAAAGCGCACCGCTGCTCTAGAGGATGGCAACGACCCGGTCAAGCAGGCTACTCGACACATTCAGGAGCACGGCAAGTACACCAAGGAGGAGGCAGACGCCATCTTGGAGGAGGCGCGCGCGAATAAGGCAGCCTCCGAGGCCCGTACTGCGGCAGCAGAAGCGACACAAAAGGCCCTCGCAGCGACTAAGGCGCAAACTGATGCCATCGATGCCCTGATCGCCAAATACGACACAGCGGCCAAGGCCCAGGCCGAGTACGAAAAAGGCATCGAACTCGCTGATGAAGCGCTGCGCAAGAACAAATACACCACCGAGCAATACCAGAAGGTCGTTCAGGGGCTGTATACCGACCTGAACAAGCCGATCTGGGACAAGCACAACAAGGCCGTAGATGAGGCAAAGGCCAAACTGAAACAGCTGGATGACCAGCTAGACGCCGTGCGTGATCGCCTAGAACCGGCTCGCGTCGCAACCAGGAGGCTGGCCGATGAGAAAAAGCTGCTGAAGGAGGCGCTGGACAATAACCTTATCTCTCTCGAAGAGTACCGGTTGCGCCTGCAGCAGCTGGATGCCGAGTACGAACAAAACACCCGCGCAACCTCCGACTGGGCCAAGTGGACCGAAGGCGCGCTAGACCGCGTTGACAGTGCCTTTGCCGACGCCTGGCGCAACATCGGGGATGGCTTCTCATCGTTCCGCGACAGCCTGACCAATGCGTTCAAGCAGATGTTGGCCGAGCTGGCTCACATGGCGATCACCAAGCCGATCATCATGCAGATCGGGGCGGCGATGGGCGTGGGCAATGGGACGCAGGGGAATAACGGGATCTGGGGTGGCCTGCTGGGCGGCGGGTCGTCGAGCGGTGGCGGCTATGGCATTCAGGACGGTTTAAGCACCGTCAGTGCCGCCCGCAACGCCTACTCGCTTTATTCCGTTGGGCTGGCCGGGATGGCCAACACCTGGGGCGGCTACCTCGCCGGCGCGGGCAACATGCTCGGCATGACTAGCCTAGGCAACTTCGGCATCGGCATGCAGGGAGCGACCCTGGCCCCCGGCCTGGCTGGCCCGACCACGGTCGGCGCTAGTGGCAGCATGGGGGCTGGGGCGCAGGTCGGGAGCGGTCTATCCGGCATGGGCGGCTTGATGGCCAACCCTGCAACCTGGATTGCCGCCGGCATGTTGGCTAGTGCCAAGTTTTACGACGCGGGATATCGGCTCGACACTGAGGATGTGGCCAGGCAAAAGGCCAACAAAATGTCCTTTGCCATCGACCCGGCGCTCTCCGGTCTGCTGAACCTCGGCGTGAAAACCACTGAGCTGGCCACCAAGCTGCTCGGCGGCGGCAAGCTGGCCAACATCCTGACAGGGGGCTCGTTCATTGCCGGCATCACCAGTTCGGTGAATAAGGCGCTGTTCGGTGGCGATTGGAAAACCAAGGATTACGGGGTCGGCCTGTCCATTGCCGATGGTGATTTTCGCGCCCAGCAGTTCGAGTACCGCAAGAAGAAAGGCGGGCTGTTTTCTTCGAGCAAGAAGAAAACCATCTGGCGTGATCTTGACCCGGAAACCGCCGCAGCGCTCCAAGAAACCTACGACGCCACCGAGGCCGGCGTCTCCGATCTGCTCGCCCGCATCGGCGTATCGGTTACAGACGGTGCCTACGACGGCCTGGAAATCGCCCGGCGGCAAATCTCCACAAAGGGCAAAACCGAGGAAGAGATCAGCGCGGCGATTTCGGAGTGGTTCAGCTTCGCCGCTGGCCGCATGATCGCGGAGATCGACCAGGGCATCGGCGGGTTCGGCTATTCGCTCGAAGAGCTGACCCAGCGCATCAACGTGTTCGAGGGCGTCAACGACTCTCTGGAGCTGATCAACGTCGCCGTGCTCGACCTGTCCGCGCACAGCATGGAGCTGGCGAACGGCATGGCCGAGGCAGCGGGCGGCATGGACGCTTTCTCGGCTGGGATTTCGGCGTACTACGGCTCGTTCTTCTCAGCCGCAGAGCAGCAGGAGAAGGTTTTTGCCTCGCTTGTCGAGACGTTCGCGGAAGCGGAGCAGGTGCTGGCCGCATCCCGGCAGGACTATCGGGACATGGTGGAGGCCATCGATGTTACGACCGAGGCCGGGCGCAATCTGTTTAACACGCTGATGGGGCTGGCCACTCAGGCCGATGCTTACTATGACATTCTGGAGTCGAGAGCGGCAGAAGCCATCAACGCAGCTGGGGCGGCTTTCAGCGGCTTGCAGGCGGCTATCAACGCCGAGGTAGGGCAGCTTCAGACGCAGTATCAGGCGGCTCAGGCCAGCGCTAACGGGCTGCTGCAGCTGTCCAACAGCCTGCAATCGGCTCTGCGCTCGATGCGGATGGAGTCTGATGCCTTCGATCAGGCGCGCCGCAAACAGGCGCAGGCGCAGCTAACCGGCGCTCTGGCGTTCGGGCGTGCCGGGGGTGACCTGACCACGCTGGATCTGTCCGGCTCGCTGTCCGAGTTGGGCCGCGATAGCACGCAGTTCTACGGCACGTTCGAGGAGTACGCCCGCGACTACTGGCGCACCGCTAACGACATCAATTCGCTGGACAAACTGACCGGGGATCAACTCAGCGTCGAAGAGAAGACGCTGGAGGCTATCGAGGGCCAGTTCGCGTACTTCGATCAGATGCTGCTCGATGCGCAGAACCAACTGAACGCCTTGATGGGTATCGACACCAGCGTCATGTCCGTAGCGGCAGCGCTGGCGAACTTCAGGGTCGCAGTCGGTGCGGCAGAGGCGGCGAAGAACGCAGCCGCACCGAAGACCGCCAAGCAAACCATCGCCGATACCTACCAGAGCGTCTTCGGGCGCGATGCGGGCTCCGGCGAGGTGAACTACTGGCTACAGCGGATCGGCGAGGGGACGGCTACCACGGGCAACCTGGCGGACCTGTTCAAAACCTCCGATGAGTACAAGAGCAAGGTGCCGGCGTTTGCCTCGGGCGGCTTCCATGCGGGCGGCTTGCGACTGGTTGGCGAGAACGGTCCTGAACTGGAAGTAACAGGCCCGTCGCGCATCTACAACGCCAGTCAGACGGCGGCGATGTTGGGCGGGGGTGATTCCACTGCCGCAATAACCAGCCTGCAACGCACCGTTGAAGGGCAGAGCGCGGCACTCCGATCTATCGCCAAGCACGCCATGCAAACAGCCAAGCGCGTTGAGTTCCTTGAGCGCTGGGACTTCGACGGCCTGCCTAAAGAGAGGGGCGCAGCATGAGGATAATCAAGCCGGTGGAAATCACACCGGCCATCCTGACGAGTAGCAACGTGCCCGAAACGGACTATGCCGCATGGGATGTCGCGACGGCCTATGCGGTGGGCGACGAGGTGACCTACAACCACCGCAACTACGAGGCGCTTGTAGCCCATACCGGGGCCAACCCGGAGACCGACACCAGCGACCAACCGAAGTGGCTAGACCTGGGCGCCAATAACCGTTGGCGAATGTTTGATGACAAGGTGGGCTCGCTCACCGAGCAGGTGGGCAGCATTGCGGTAGAGCTGCAGCCGGGCGCTGTCATCAACTCCGTGGCGCTGTTCAACCTGCTGGGGCGCTCGGCCACGGTCACGCTTACCGATCCGTCAGAGGGAGTCGTTTACCAGCGTACGGTCTCCCTGGTCGATGCCGGGGTTTCGGACTGGTACGAGTGGTTCTTCAGCCCTATCGGCAGGCAGACGGACTTCGTGCTGTTGGACCTTCCAGCCTACGGCACCGCCACCCTGTCCGTAACGATCGACAACGCCAGCGACACCGCAGCAGTCGGGCACCTCGTCATGGGGCGTCAGGCTGAGCTTGGCGTGGCGGTCTATGGCTCCGGTGTCGGGATCACTGACTACAGCCGCAAAGAGACTGACGCCTTCGGCAATTCGGTTGTTGTCGAGCGCTCGTTCAGCAAGCGCGCCGAATTCGATGTTGTGGTGGAGACGCCGCAGATCGGGAGAGTTCAACGCCTGCTCGCCAGCATCCGCGCGCAGCCGGTCGTATGGATCGGTGCTGAGGGCTACGAGTCGACGTTCCTGTTCGGCTACTACCGCGACTTTTCAATTTCCATCAGTGGCCCGTCCGTCTCGGACGCCACTATCACTGTTGAGGGACTGACCTAATGGCAGCGCCAATCATTACCCCCATTCCGACGCCGCCGATTCGCTCGGACGCGCCGGCTGACTTTGCGACAAAAGCAGATGCTTTCGCTGCCTCTCTGCCGCAGTTCGTGACCGAGGCCAATACCAGCGCTGAGTTCGTGGATCAACGCGCCATCGACGCCGACGCCAGCGCACAGGCGGCAGCAGCGAGCGAAGCCGCAGTTGAGGCTGATCGCGCCGAGGTCGCCACCAATACCGCCACCGTAGCCAGCAACACCGCAACCGTAGTCGAGCGGGCTGACGAGGTAGCCGCCAACACTCTACAGGTTGCCGCCAACACCCAGCAGGTTGCCGAGGACGCCCAGGCCGTGGCCGATGCGCTGGCGTCCGTCGCTGACGGGCCGGTGACTAGCGTTAACGGCCTGACCGGGGTCGTAGACCTCACCGCCCAAATGCACGCAACCGCGCTACTTTTCTAAGGAGCATTCCTCATGGCAAAAACTCATGTCGCCACATTCGCGCAAGACCCGCAAAACGGCACCGCTGTACTTACAGCCCCTGGTCTGATGGATGGCAGCGATGCCGTACTTGTCTACACAGCAGGTGATGAAGGCGCGCTTATCAATGCTCTGAAAGCGGCTCCCCGAGGGACCGTGCTTGCTAACGGCGTTGTGTTCTTCAAAGAGAAGGCTGACACAACTGTGCGTGTCGCGTTCGACTCTATCGACGTAGCTGCATGGGATTCTGCAGTAGCTGCGAACTTGACCAAGGGTCTGCCGATCTCCGCGTCTAAGTCGATTTCAGTCACTGCGCCGGAATACCTCGGCCGTGGCGACAAGATTTACGCTTGCGTGATGTCCACTGCGGCTAACGGCATTGGTGTGAATGTCGTCGTGCAGGAGTTCAAGGACTTGGGTGCAGGAGGCGCGTAATGACTTATCCATACGGATTGCGAGGTGCGCCCGCTGTGGGCAATGGGTTGCCGGGGTTGCCACAGCGCGGAAGTGGCATTGCGGAAGAGTACGAGCAGACGCACTTTCTGGTGGAAGGCGACACGTTCGACGCCTATAACACTGTCGATGTGACGGTTCCTGACGGCGTATACCTAATCTCTTCGATGACTGTTGTCGGTGGTGGCGGTGCTGGGAGTTCTACGCAATCAACAGCCACGCAGTACGCTGGAAATGGCGGTAACTTGCGATGGATGCAAGATGTTTCAGTAGCTCCCGGCGATGTGGTCACTCTTGTGGCCGCAGGCGGTAGGAGCCCCGCGGCAGATAGCGCGAATCGGGTTGGGCTTGTCTCTGAAATTCGAGTTAACGGTATTGTTGTTCTGCGTAGTTCGTCAGCGCTGTCAGACGCGGTACGTGGCGCTAACGGTGGGCTAGGGGGGGGAAGCAACTTTGGAGCCACCTTGCCCCGCCGTGGGGCTGGCGGAGGTGGGGCGGGCGGGCATTTTCTAGAGGGAGGAAACTCCCCGTCCGGCGGAGCTGGCGGGGCTCAAGGCGAAGGTGCTGGCGGTGGCGGCGCACTAATCATTGGACTTAACAAGCCCGGCGCAAGCATGCCAACCACCACTCGATCGATGGCCGGCACAAGCGCGCCAGTAAGCGGAGACCTCGTACACTCTATTCCGGGCGGAAAAGGCGCGGCGCTAGACCTTGCATCTCCTTTCAAGTCTGATTTCACGATCATCGCAGGTGGAAAGAATGGCCAACAGACTGGGTCCTCAGCCGGGCTTGTTCGTGGTAATGGCGGCGCTTACGGCGGTGGAGGAGGAGGTCCGGGGCAAGGAAATAGGCCTGGCTACGGCGGTATGGGTGCGGCGTCAGTTACCTTCGTAAGAGAGGTTAAATCGTGATCAAAGTCCAAAACAACATCGCAACCCGCGAGCCGCTGCCTTCTTTCCTGCGCGGCCTGTCGCCTGAAACCCTGCTTGATCTGTCTTTTACTGACCCGGCACTTGGGGTGCAAAACGCCGCCTGGTGGCCGGAAGACGATCAATCGCCTGCACTCGCGGAGTTCGAGCGATACGGTGCCGAGACGCTGACGCCTGATGCCGAGCGCCGCGTCGTGGTCGTGGTGCGTGAGGTGGTGCCGTGGAGCGAGGAGGAAAAAGCAGCAGCTGAAGCCGAGCAACGCAAGCAGCTCACCCAGCAGATCGCCGACCGCCGCTGGCAGGCCGAGGTGGCCGGTATCGACATTGGCGGCATACGCATCGACACCGGGCGCGATAGCCAGGCGTTGATCACTGGCGCAACGGTACAGGCGATGCTTGATCCGGCGTACTCGCTGCGCTGGAAAACGCCTGCCGGGTTTGTTGACCTGACAGCCGAGCAGATTATCGGCGTGGCCACGGCTGCGCGGGCGCATGTGCAGGCTTGCTTTAACCGGGAGGCCGAACTGCTGGAGGCGCTGGAGGCCGGCACCTTCACGCCGGAAATGCTAGAGGAGGGCTGGCCAAATGAACCGCTTCCCGAACCCACTCCAAGCTGAACTGCTACCCGACCGCAAAACATGGCGCCTTCTGGCGCCTTTTTCGTATCTGGACCCTGACCACGGGCCGATCGAAGTTCCGACCGGATTCGAGACCGACTTCGCTTCAGTGCCGCGCTGGCCGCTCACGTTCGCGCTGCTGGGCCAGTACGGTCACGCCGCTGCGGTTCTCCACGACTCGCTTTACCGAGCCGGCAAGCTGTCCCGCACCGACGCTGATCGGGTGTTCCTCAATGCGCTGCGCTCTTCCGGCATTGCCCGGTGGCGCGCTTACCTGATGTGGGCCGGTGTCCGCATAGGCGGCGCCCACCGATACCAGCGCTAAACCCCTGGAGTAAATGGAATGACCCTCTCTGAAATACGGGAGCGAGCCATAGCGCCCGCTCTCGCGCTTTTGCCTGCGCGGATGTCGAGCCCAGCGGCGGAAATCATGCTGCTCGCCATCGGGCTACAGGAAAGCGGCCTCATTCATCGCCACCAGATCGGCGGGCCTGCTCACGGCCTATTACAGTTCGAGCGCGGTGGCGGCGTGCGCGGCGTAATGAATCATCCGGCGAGCAAGGACCATGCTGCGCGTATCTGCGTAGAGCGCGGCGTCGAGCCTACCGTCGCCGCCGCATTCGATGCCATTGAGTTCGATGACGTGTTGGCGATGGCTTTCGGCCGACTCCTGCTGTGGACTGACCCCAAGCCGCTCCCGGCCGAGCAAGACGTCGAGGGCGCATGGCTGCTCTACCTGCGCACCTGGCGACCAGGCGCCCACGCTCGCGGGAGCCAGCAGCAACGTGCCAATCTGCGGGCCAAGTGGGGGCGCCACTACGCCGCTGCGGTGCGTGAGGTGGTGCGGTGAACGTCTGGCTGAAGCCGCTCCCATCCTGGATTTGGTGGCTGCTGGCCCTGGTGGTTGTCGCCGGCGCGCAGCAGTTACGGGTCTCTGGCTTGCAGGATGACCTGAAGACCGAGCGCGCGGCCTCGACAGATACCTTCGGGAAGCTCTCGGCCTGCCGGGAGACGAGGGGGAACCTGCTGGTGCAGATAAGCGAGCAGAACGCGGCGGTCGCCGATCTGCGCGCTCTGGCCAATCAGCGGCAGGAGAGGGCGAATCAAGCCCAAGCCGCCGCACGTGAGGAAGCACAGCAGGATTACCAGGCCGCCAATCGACTGCAGCAGGAAAGGATCGGTGGCGAAGCATGCGCTGCTGCGGAGTCGATCATCGATACGGAGCTGGGGCTATGAGTGCTGCTGGTGGTCAATTTGAAGTTCGACGGCCTGTTCGAGCCAAAGAATCGGTGCGGAAGCCTCGTGGTTTCTGGCGTTCTGGGTGGCCTGTTGGCGTGGCCATGGTGCTGGCGGGAATGGTCGTTGCGCTGGCGGGATGCGCTGGCCAGGCCGTTGAGCCTGAGCCTCGCATTGTGCGCGTAGAGGTTCCCATGGTGGTTCCGTGCCGGACGGATCCGGTACCGGTACCGCCATGGGCTGCGGAGGGGCTGCGCAAGACGGACAGCCTTGAGCTGAAGGTCAGGGCGCTGCTGGCGGAGCGGCGCCAGAGGATCGGCTACGAGCGAGAACTGCTGGCGGCGAATGAGGCGTGCCGCTAAGGCTGCCAGAAGACTCATCGGTGACAGTTTTTCCGTCTTGGCTGTACGGTAACTGTCGCCGTTACTGTCACTGAGAAAACCAGGGATTCTCTAGAGGTCCCGTAGAATCTGGAGCGGGCGAAGGGAATCGAACCCTCGTCATGAGCTTGGGAAGCTCAGGTAATGCCATTATACGACGCCCGCTCAGGGGTGCCTTTGTACCAGAAGGTGGGTGGGAATTGAAGCGGTTGGCCGGGTTTTCGCTGAATGGTTCAGGTCAGTGCGATTTCTGCCGGCGTCAGCG